CACACCGTGGTGCAGGGCGACACGCTTTGGGCCATCGCGGCGCGAAACGGCACAACGGTGCGCGCGCTGTGTGCGCTCAACCCGCAGATCGCGAACCCGAATCGGATCTATCCCGGAGAGCGGGTGAGGCTTTCATGACCGGCAGAGTGGAAACGGCCGACGGCAAGGTATACGAGCTGCCGGCGCTGCTGGAATGGCGGCTGCGGCGCACCGGCGGCGTGCCGTGCGACAGCTTTCGGGTAAAGTGCCTTTACAGCGCCGAGATGGGGGAGGCGCTGAAGGCGGCCTGCCGCTTTGCGGCAACGGAGAACGGCGTGACGCGGTTCCGCGGCGTGATCGACGAGTGGAGCGCCGTGTGCGGCGCGGAGGGGGCGGTGCTGACGGTCGAGGGGCGCGGCATGGCCGCGCTGCTGCTCGACAACGAGGCTGAGGCGGTGACCTATCAGCGCGCGGCGCTCAGCGAGATATTGAAGGACCACGCGGCGGCGTGCGGCGTGGCATGGGAGCCGCGCGGTGAGGTGTACGGCACGGGCGAATACGCGGTGGCGAGCGGGTCGAGCCGGTGGAAGGCCATCGAGGGCTTTGCGCGGCGCTGCGGACTGACGCCGTATTTCACGCGGGAGGGCGTGCTGTGTCTGCGCGGCGCGGCAGAAGGGCGCCGGCTTGTGCTGGAGGAGCCGGAGGGCGTGATCGAGGCGTCGTACCGCGACAGGCGGTACGGCGTACTCTCCGAGGTGACGGCGGTGAACCGTGCGAAGAAGCTGCGCCAGACGGTGCGGAACGAGGCGTTCCTCGCGCGGGGCGGGAGCTGCCGCCGCGTGGTGTATGTGCCCTCGCGGAGCGTGAATGAGCTGCGCTACACGGGGCGGTATCAGATCGAGAAGAGCGCGGAGGACGCGCGGGAGCTGACGGTCACGCTCGCAGGGAGCGTGGACGCCGAGCCGACGGACCGCGTGGAGCTGTCACTCGCGCGGCTGGGCGTGCGGGGGACGTTTCGCGTGAGTGAGACGCTGCATACGTTCTCCGCGCGCGGCGAGACGACGGAGCTGACACTGTGGGAGGTATGAAAAAATGTGGGTAGCAGGCTGGCTCCGACGGACGGAGGAGCCGCAGGAGACAACAAATGCGGAGAGCGGCACCGTGACCATCGGCGGAAGCACGGCGGGCGTGCTCAGCCGGGGAGAGGAGCGCAACGTTCCGCTCGCGTCGCCGGGCGGGTATGCCTGGCGGCCGAAAAACGGCGAGCGTGTGCTGGTCATCAAGGGCGGCACGCTCGACGAGGAGCGGTATGTGGCCGGCTCGCTGGACGCCGCGCGGGAGCAGGACGATCTGGACGACGGCGAGGTGCGCATCTACGCGGAGAGCGGCGGCGCGAGCATCACGCTGCGACGAAACGGCCATGTGGAGATCGAGGGAGATCTCTTTATCAACGGCGCAATGTATGTGCCGCCTGTAAGCTGAGGGGTGACGGGAATGGAGCTGAAGATCCGAAACGGAGACTATATCGCCGACGGCATCGGCGGGGAACGGCGCGCGGATGGAGCCGAGGCGCTGCTTGAGCGCGCGCTCTTCCGGCTGAGCGTGCGGAGAGGGAGCTTTCCCTTTCTGCCGGAGCTGGGGAGCGAGCTGTATCGGCTCGGGCATGAGAAGCCGTCGGCCCGGGCTGCCGCGGCGAAGCTGTACACCGCCGCGGCGCTGGCGGAGGAAACGGCGCTGACGGTGGAGGATGCGGAGCTGTACGCCGCGGGCGAGGGACTGGACGCCGCAGCTGAGGCGCTGGAGAAGGCGGCGCGTGAGGGTGTGCTGATGACGGCGGAGGACGAGGGGCTTTCCCGCCGCGAGCGGCTGTTCTCCCGCGTCGGCGCGCGCACGACGCCGGCGCTGCGCCGGCTGGCGATCGCGTCGCTGCTGCGCGTCGGCGGCGACGGCTTCACGCTCGAGGCGGTCAACCAGACCATCAGCGGCTGCGGCGTGCGCGCCGTGGCCGCAGAGACGGACGAGCAGGGCGTGGTGCGTGTGACCTTCCCGCAGGTGGCGGGCGAGCCGGAGGACTTTGCGCGCATCCGCGACATCATTCTGGAGATCATGCCGTGCCATCTGCAGGTGGACTTTTACTTCCGGTTCCTGACATGGGAGGAGTGCGAGGCCGCCGCGTGGACATGGCAGGGCATCGAGGACGCGGGGCACACCTGGGAGAGCTTTGAAAAGGCGGTGCCGACGGTATGACGGAGCAGGAGGTCTCGGTCCGCCTGACGGAGAACGACGAGCGCCTGTACGCCTGCGCGAAGCGTCTGGAGGCGGTGGAACGCAGACAGGACGCTCTGGATAAACTGGTAACGGCGGTGGAGGTGCTCGCTGTGCGGCAGGAGAGCGTGGAGGGCAATGTGAAGGAGATCCGAAACGCGGTGCAGAGCATCACGGAAAAGCCGGGGAAGCGCTGGGAGGCGCTGGCCGACCGTGTGCTCTACCTGCTGCTCGGCGCGGTATTCTCCCTGCTGGCACAGGGGGCGGCGGCATGAGAAGAAAGTGGACATTTTCCAAGCTGCTGCTCCTGCTCGAGAGCGCGGTGGTGCTCTACACCACCTATGAGGGCTTCGCGCTGGCGCGGCTGGCGGTGGGGTACGGCTATCTCGGAACGCTGCCGTGGGTGGCGGCGACGGTGAGCGCCGCCTGGGGGGCCTACGGCGCATCGGCGGGCTTTTATTACAACAAGGCAAAAGCGGAGAACACCGCGGGCGGCATCGTGTTTGAGTCTGCCTGCGGCAGACAGGCGCGCAGCGGACAGGACTGCGACGGATGGGAGGAGAACGGATGAAGGAGCTGGCGCTCAAGCGGCTGACAAATCTTTTTACGGTCAAGAGCATCGTGACGATCACGCTGACGATCACGTTCTGCGTGCTGGAGTGCTGCGGGTCGCTCTCGCAGGACTATATGACGATCTACACGGCGGTGATCGGGTTTTATTTCGGCACGCAGAGTAAGAAGGACGAGGATGTATAACAGTCGGGAGATCGGCGAGCTGCGCGCCGATGTGGCGGTGAACTGCCGCACGCTGATCGAGCGCGCGGCGGCGCGGGGGCTGCCGGTGCTGGTGGTGCAGACCGTGCGCGACGCGGAATACCAGCGCTACCTCGTCTCGATGGGCTACGCGGCCAGGACGGCGACGGTGCCGACCTTCCACGCAAAGGGCGTGGGGCTGGCGTTCGATATCTGCAAGAACGTGAAGGGACACGAGTACGACGACCCGGGATTTTTTACCGCGATGGGAAGGCTCGGCAAGGAGATGGGCTTCACCTGGGGCGGCGACTGGCGGAGTTTTCCCGACCGGCCCCATTTTCAATGGGACGGGGGCGGAAAATACACCTCGTCGATGGTGCGCGCGGGGCGGTATCCGCCGCCGATGCTGCGCTTTGAAGAGGAGGAAACGATGACGCAGGAGCAGTTCAACACGCTGATGGAGGGTTACTGGCGCTCGCTCGCGCAGCGCGAGCCGGCGGACTGGAGCGCGGAGGCGCGCGAGTGGGCCGAGAAAAACGGACTGATCGTGGGCGACGGAAACGGCAACAAGCAGTACCGCTCGTTCGTCACGCGCGAGCAGCTGGCGGTGTTTCTCAAGCGCTTGCGGGAGCTGGAGAAATGAGAAAGGGAGGAGGCAAGCCGAGCGGCTTGCCTCCTCCCTCTTTTTTCCTTTTTGATTCAGTCCTTGATCATGTGGACATTGAGATGGTCGTAGGTCATCTCGACGCCGTGGGCGGCAAAGGTCTCGCGGACCTTTTCGTTCATGCCGTAATAGACCGTCCAGTAGTCGGCGGCGGAGACCCAGAGCCTGACGAGGTAGGAGATGCTGCTCGCGCCGTATTCGCTGAGGACGACCGTGGGCGCGGGCTCGTCCGTCACCTGCGGGAAGGCGGCGACAGCCTCCAAGATCGCGGTGCGGACGGTCTCGGTCGGTGCGTCGTAGGAGGCGGTGTAGGTCAGGTCGACGCGGCGGCGGCCGAGGGCATTGTAGTTGACAATCTTGGCGGTGACGATCTGGCTGTTGGGCACGAAGATCTCCTTATTATCCACGGTGGTGAAGGTGGTGTAGGCGAGGTCGACGGCGCGGACGGCACCCTCGATACCGTCGCAGGAGACGTAGTCGCCGACGGTGAAGGGCTTGGAGATGAGCAGCATGACGCCGCCGGCAACGTTGGAGAGCGTATTTTGCAGCGAGAGCGACACGGCGAGACCGGCAACGCTCAGCAGGGCGACGAACGAGGTGATCTCCACGCCAATCGAGCCGAGAACGGCGAGCGCGAGGAGAATGTAGAGCACGGCGCGCAGCGTCGAGCGCAGATAGGTGCGGAAGGGCGCGAGACGCTCGGAGCGGTCAAACGCGCGGTCGCACAGGCGCAGGATGACGCGGATGAGCAGCATACCGAGCGCCAGCAGCAAAAGGACGGTCGCGGTGAGGTTGAGCGCCTTGTCCAGCGCGGGGATGCCGAAATCAAAAAGCTCCATAAAGGGTACCTCCTTGGTATGATACGGAAATTTGCGGCAGAAGCTATGGGCATGATAACAGCTTTTTTACGCCGGCGCAACACCCGCGTGCCGGGAAAAGCAATGGAAAAGGGTGTAAAAATGCTGTTAAAAAGTTCACAAGTGCAAGTTTTCCTGCAAAAAGAAAAGGGGAGTGCAGCGAAGAACGTCGAAAGCAATTCGCGAATACGACAAAAATGGCAAAAAATTTTTGGCTACTTTTTTTTGATTTTCTTTGCTTTTTTCATTGATTAAATGGACGCTTTCCTCTATAATCTACAATGAAGCCTGTATGAGCACCTGTCGGCTGATTTTGAAAGGTTTCATGCAAACAGGGGCCCATTGGCAATAAGATACCGTAACCAATAAAAACAGGGAGGGTTTTATCTTGAATAAGGTCATGTCACTGCACGATGCCGTTGCAAAGTACGTTGAAAACGGCGACGTACTCGCCACCGGCGGCTTCACCACCAACCGCAAGCCCTATGCGGCGGTCTCCGAGATCCTGCGCCAGGGTCAGAAGGACTTCATCGTCTACGCCGGCCCCGGCGGCGGCGAGGTCGATATGCTCATCGGCGAGGGCCGCGTGGCGGCGTACATCAACTGCTACACCGCGAACTCCGGCTACACCAACGTTTCCCGCCGCTTCCGCGCCGCCATTGAAAAGGGCCAGCTGACCTACGAGGATTACTCGCAGGACGTGCTGATGCTCATGCTGCACGCCTCTTCCCTCGGCCTTCCGTTCCTGCCGGTGCGCCTGATGCAGGGCAGCGGCCTGATGAAGTACTGGGGCATCAGCGAGGAAAAGCGCAAGACCATGCCCAAGATGGAAGACCTCAAGTGCGTTGAGATCGAAAATCCCATGGTCCCCGGCCAGAAGGTCGTCGCCGTTCCCGTTCCCAGGATCGACACCGCGCTC